ACATACAACATAAACGCCGTTGACGCACCTAGTTTCCAAGCCTTAGTAGCAAGTGATCCACAATTTATATACGCAGTCACCCAAGCAGGTGCCAGAAGTGTACCAGGAGCAAGATAATGAGTTTTCAAACAATAATAGATAACGCAACATACATTAACATTGATAAACGCAAAACCACAGCAATGAGTGTTAGTAGAAGTGGACATATAAAAACAGCAGAACGCCAACCAAGTGTGTACAAGTTCACAGTAGGTAGTGTACCAGGCCTTACATATTCAGAAAATAGAGGCGTACTAGAAGATATAGATAGTGCTGACAGAATAACAGAAGCAAATATCAGTTTATCAAACAACACTGGCATGAATTATGTTACGGCATATCAAGGTGATATATCAGACGCAGAACTAAACGACATTGTAATGGTAGGTGGCGATGGCAAAGAGTTATACATCAATACCAGTGGCGTAACAGGATCAGGTACACTATTCAAGAAAGGTGACTTTGTACAACCAGCAGGAAACAGTAGTATATACAGATATCCATATCAAGTAACATCAGATGTTTCATTTAGTGCGGCAGCCAATGTCACAATACCTGTACACAGACCAGTACTAAGTCAAACAGGACAAGTTATTACAAGTGGCGGACTTAGAACAGGCACAGAATGTAGATTTCATGTTAAAGCAATGAGTTGCCCAACATACAGTATAGTACCACATGATAGAATAGAATTTACAGGTGATTTTGAGTTTGTGGAGATTATAACTTAATGACTACTATCACAGAAGTACAAGGCACTAATATAGCACCAATTACACTTATTGATTTACAATTAGGTGGCAATGTGTACTATATTTCAAGTAATTGGAAACCTGTAACAGTAGGTGGCAACGATTACACAGAACTAGGCAGTTTCTTAACTGTTGGTCAAATGTCAGATGATTTAAAATATGACAGCAGTGACTTAACACTAACACTTAGTGGTATACCTTCTGAACAAAACTATCTAAGTAGAATACTAACAGAACCTGTAAAAGGTGGTAATGTAACTATACAAAGAGCATTTGTAGATCCTAGTACACTAGCACTAACAGGCAATGAATACACAAGGTTTAAAGGTGTAATAACCAATTTTAAAATAGATGAACAAGTAAACATACTCAGTAAACAAATGGACTATGCTGTAACAGTTACACTAGCAAGTCAATTAACAGTACTCAGTAACAAAATATCAGGACAAAGAACAAACCCTGAAGACCGTAAAAGACTATTCCCCTCAGACAGAAGTTTTAACCGTATACCAATACTGTACAATACCAGTTTTGACTTTGGTAAAGAATACAGCACATCAGGTGGATATGGTGGTGGCGGTGGAGGCGGTGGACGTGGTGGCGGTGGCCGTGGACGAAACGAACAACAAAGATAAAGATTTAAAGGATATAAAGATATGATTAGACAAGCAGATATAAAAGATTTTAAGAACATTAAGAAAATGTTTATAAATTTTGCCAATAGTGCGCCAGTTGATTACTTACACAATCCTCATTACGATGAAGATTATATAGATCAACTACTGTACAGTATTAGTAAAACAGGAGTTTTGCTATACGCAGAACACGATGGTAAACCAGCAGGTTTCTTTATTGCGGCACAGGCCGCAGATGTGTGGTTACCACAAGTAAAACATGTATTACGTGAAATGGCATGGTGGGTAGAACCAGAACACAGAGAAGGTACAATAGGTGGTAAATTATTCTTAAAATTTATAAGCATTGCTAGAGCAATGAAAGATGCTGGTAAGATACAGGGTTATACAATGACACTTATGGATAAATCACCAGACATCAAACTAGACAAGTATGGTTTCAAGCCAATTGAAACAGTATATTACGCAGAGTAGGAGTATAACATGGCAGTATTTACAGCAATAGCAAGTGCGATAGTTGGAGCAATATCAGGTATTGGTTTTACAGCCGCATTAGCCGCCGCAGGTACATTTACACTGACAGGATTAGCAATTGGGGTAGTTGCCGCAGGCTTGGCCTTTGGTACTGCTAAGTTGATGGGTGTATTCGACATACCCGACATGGGTCCTGATCCCGGGACTAAAATACAGGTGGCCCCGAGTACTGACAACAGAATCGGCATAGCCTATGGCCGAAACTTTATGAGTGGTCCTATCACAGATGTAAATATATCTAATCAAAATGATACTATGCACTACTGTATTACACTAAGTGAATTTGTAGAAGGTCAAACATATACAGTTAATCAAATATTTTGGGGTGATAGAAAACTTAACTTTTCAGGTGCTAATGTAAGCAGTTACACAGATCCAAATGCTACTAGCACAGAAGATTGGAAAGACAAAATTCGTATACGACTATATGCTGGCGGTACTACAGCCGCAAAACAAATATTTCCTACATCAGGTGCCGTAAATGCCACAACAATGATGCCCATATGGAGTTCATTAGGTCCTACACATTACACTATGGAAGGATTGGTATTTGCCATGATAGAAATAGATTATGATGCTGAAAATGGTATAGCAGGTTTAGGTTCAATGACATTTGATGTTACAAATAGTATGCATAATCCAGGAGAAGTTTTATTCGACTACATGACTAACAGTAGATATGGTGCTGGATTAGCCAATGCCGATATTGACATTACAAGTATATTAGGTACAGCAAATACACAAATGAAAGGATATGCCGATGAACAGATTACTTACACACCAAAAGCAGGTGGTAGTAGCACTATAGATAGATATCAAATCAATGGTTATCTCAGTACATTCAACAGTTGTATGGATAACATAGACGATATTTGTCGTAATGCTGGTACATACTTTACATTTGACGGCAAACAGGGTAAATTTAAAGCAATACCAAACAGACCATATAGCACCAGTGAGTTAAGTTCAGCATTTCAATTGAATGATGACAACTTAATTGGTAAAATATCCATTACAAGCACAGAATTATACAATACACTCAACAAAGTTACAGTATCATTTGCTGATCAAAACAGAAAAGATCAAACAAATACCATAGTACTAGAAACACCAAGTGGCGATAGGAACACAGGCGAACCAGACAATAATTTAGAATACAGATTACCACTTATAAACAATAACATTCACGCAGAACAACTTGGTAACCTAGACCTTAATCAAAGTAGAAAAGGTATGGTAGTAACCACAGTAGGTGATTTCAGTTGTTTACAAATAGATGCTGGAGAAGTTGTAAAATTAAGTAACAGTGACTATGGTTTTACAGATAAACTGTTCCGTGTCATGAAAAACAAAGAATTACTAGGTGAAGATGGCATGATTTCATGCGAATTATTATTGCTAGAGTATGACGCAACTGTATATACAGCACCAGCAGTAACAGAAAGTGCTGATGAAGATGATCCAATTGACATACCAATTTTACCACCTATACCTCCAATTATACCACCAGGTATTTTAACAAACCTTTTCTTCGATGTAACACAAACAAGCACATCAGGTAGTGGTAGTAATGGTAATTTTATTGTGAGAGCCAATACCAGTTTCCCGTTTGCATATGAACAAGTATTTGTTACAAATGGCGGTACAGGTTATGCCAACGCAGATGTTATTACTGTAACAGGCAACACATTACGTGGTCGAACACCACTAAATGACTTAACATTTCAAGTAGCAGGTGTAGATGGCAGTGGAACAATACCACAAGTGTTAAATGCTACACAAAATGTTACAGGAAATGCCGCACTTAGAGCCAATGTTGCTAATTTTGGTGGACAAGTAGATAAAAATGCTATTGCTCAATTTGGAGCAGGTGGACAAGTAGATACAGCACCTGCGGCTAATACAACACTAGCCGCCAATACAGCAGTATTTGCCAATATAGCACCTACTGTACCAATTGACTTAGCAAATATTGAAAACGGCAAATATACTGTACTAACAAATGCTACACCATTAGGACAATTACCAGGTTCAGGTGCGGCAGATTATGGTATAAGGTTTGGTATTGACGTAGACTTTGCTAACAACCAAACAATTACTAATTTTGTGAGTCAAGGTGTAAGTTTACAAAACTTTAATCATATACCTAGTGTGATTAATTCACAAGGTGAGTTTGAAGTTACAGATGAGATGATTGGTGCTAACATACGTCTAGAAGGTTTTAACACATTAGCAAACGTAGGTGGTACACCTAATACAGTTGGTTTTAAAAACATGAAATATGACATGTTCCGCCTTAACAAAGGAGAACTGGAATAATGAGTAACTGGATTGTTTACAAAAGTGCTACAGGTCAAATAGTAGATCATGACTATATGGGAAATGAAGCAAAAGTACAAAAACTATGTGGTGTGAATCCTGGAACAACATACATGGCAGGCAAATGCCATCCAGAAGGCTGTAAAGTAGATATAACAGAAGACCCTCCTGTGATATTACATAATCAAAATCAAATACCTACAATAGCATTAGTAAGACAAAGACGTGGCATAATGTTAACAGCATGTGATTGGACACAGGCACCAGATTCACCATTATCAGACAGTAAAAAAGCAGAATGGCAAACGTATAGACAAGCATTAAGAGATGTACCTGTAAATCAAGCAAGTGTAAGTGATTTATATGATGTTGTCTGGCCAACAGAACCAAGTTAAACCGATATTGAAAACGTTAATTGGCCGTCAGAACCCAGTTAAAACGATAAATACATATTAAATAATAAGCCTATATTGCCTCAGTGATATAGGAATACCCTTCAGGAGTAGTTATGTCAGGTAGAGTTTTATCCTTTAAATCTTATATTGGCGGAGCAGACAACGTACAGATGTTGGAAATGTTCCCGTCAACACAAAGTCAATTCACATACAATTACGGTTTTAATGTATCGAGTTATCAATTCGATGCTGATTTTCAAACCATTGTGGTTGACACATTAACATATGATCGTGTATCAGGCGATCCAAATTTTACAGATGCTAATATAGTAGGCAGTTTTGGTAGTAACACCACAATAGGTGCTGGTTTCATTGATAGCAGTGATGCCGCAAATGGTAACATCAAATTCACAATACCATCACAAAGGTATACAGGAAACATTGTACCAGATGCTAGAGCAAATGTACCAATTACTGTAGTAAGTTTTAAATGGACAGACCCAGCCGCAAATACTGTTACATCACATAGATGGGCAGTTATTGAAAGGTATGAACCAGACGTAACTATAGGTAATCCGCAACTTAGCACAGGATTTACACCTATCCCAACATCCTAGGAGATTAAATGGCTAACGTAATAGTATCAGTAACAGAACCAACTGTTAATGTCAACACAACAAATAATACAGTAAATGTAGCAACAACTACTTCCAATATATCAGTAAGTAACATATCAGTTGTTTCAAATTCACAGATACGACAAGGTATTAGTATAAGCAATGTTAGTGGTTTTGGTAACTTAGCATATGATAGTACAGCAAGTAGCAAT